CCAATCAATCGACCAGAAAATCATTGAGTCATTCATCAAAGCGTTGGCGGTTGCCATCGAAGCTGCAGCGATCAACGGTTCTGGATCATCAAATCAACCTTTAGGTTTATTGGGTACGTCTGGAATTAACAGCGTAGCAATGGGAACCAACGGTGCCGTGCCTTCATTGGCTAAGGTGTTGGAATTGGTTGCAGCTGTTGAGAACGCAAACGCGGGAATGAACGGTAAATTCTTGATCAACCCTAAATTGGTTGCCAAGTTGAAGCAAACCGAAATTTCTAGCGGTAGCGGTGCGATGATCATGTCTTACATGGCATATTTCAACGGTTTGGCCGACCAAATCGACGGCAAGCCCGTATTCTCAACCACCAATTGCCCAAGCACATTGACCAAAGGTTCAAGCTCAGGCGTATGTTCAGCAATGATCTACGGCGACTGGAGTAACTTGGTTGTAGGTCAGTTTGGCGGTGTTGAGTTGGTTGTTGACCCATTGTCTCAGGCAATCGGAAACAAAACCCGCGTAGTAGTTAACCAGCACGTAGGTATCGCGGTTGAACAGCCCGCCGCCTTCGGTGCAATCGTCGATTTGCTTACAGCCTAATCGATAGGGCGGTGTGGCTTAGCGGCCTATCCGCCCGCCAATATGGCCAAAAAAACAATTGAACAGCCCGAAAAGGCGACGGTTGTAAGCGTGAGATTCACGTTTTCACCGATTGGTGCGTACGGATTGAGTTATTTTATCGGAGAGGTTGCCGAAATCGACGCGTTGTTAGCGTCTGAAATCGTAGCAAACGGACACGCGGAATACCTAACCGAACAGACCGAAAGCGTAATCGAAAGCGCCAAAGCGTAATCGAAAACGAGGAAATCGTAATTGAAACCGAAGTAACCGAATAAAAAATGTACATAGCACGCGAAACCATATCAAAAGATTACGCCGATACGAGTTATATCAGTTTGGCGGAAGCAAAACAACACCTTCGTGTTACTAGCTCCGCCGATGATTCATATATCACCGGTTTAATCTCGATGGCATTGGATGCGTGCGAGGCGTATGTTGGATATTCGATTCGGAAAGCGACGGTAAAGTATGCGTTTGACGGGTTCACCGGGCCAGTGGTTACGGTGGACACGTTAAACCCATTCGGCTATATTGAGGGCAACATGTTGCGTATTTATTCGCGCGTTTTGTCGATTACCAATATTAAATACATCAACCAAAACAACGCGGTCGAAACGGCAACGGGGTGGATTGACGCCCCAGTTACATTCGGGCAGTTTGGGCGGTCTGTATTTTTTGAAACCTTGCCGGATAATTTGACCGACGACGATGTGCGATTGGTTGCCGAAATAAAGGAAGGTTTCGAACTTGCAAGCGCGACAGGCGTTAACGAATCGGCGAAATTTCCGCATTCGATTAAATATGCCGCATTGCTGTTGATTGGGCAGTATTACGATAACCGTCAATCGGTGGTAATTGGCGCGAGTGTGAACAAATTGGACTATAACCACGAATATCTGTTAGATAAGTACAGGGTCGTTAATTTCGGATAAGATGAACGCGGGATTGATGGACGAATTTATCGCGGTTGAGAAATACACCGAATCAACCGACAGCAACACGGGCGAGAAATTGCAAACGTGGGCGAATTACGCGAATTTCTGGGCACGCGTTCAGGAATCAGAGAGTGGGGCCGAATCGGTCGACGCGGATCGCAGAGAGCACCGCCAAAACGTTAATTTCACCGTGCGTTTTGATGCGGGTGTAAGCGTAAAGGATCGCATCGTTTGGAATGACCGATATTATAACATAATCAATATCGCGAACATTGATCGCGACATGTATTTGAAAATTCAAACCGACCTAACAGAATGAGCGTAAAAATTGAAGGCATGGCGGAATTGTTGAACGCGTTGGAATCCATGGGTCAAGACGTGGACCAAAAAGCCGTTGCAGCTTTGACCAATGAGGAGGCGCAAAAAATTGTTTACGTTGCGCGTTCCTACATGCCCGAGGATAGCGGATTGGCAAAAATGAGCGTTAAAATTGTCGGGACAAAAACCAACAAGGGGTTCACGGGAACGCTTGCCGGTATTGATTGGCACAGCGAGCACGGATATTTAGCTCACATTTTGGAATTTGGAACCGCGCCACGTTTTACAAAGGATGGAAAATATACGGGTCAAATTGCACCGCGCGGATTTATGCGACGGGCGTTTGATTCAAACAAAAACGCAGCATCCGAGGCGATCACGTCTGGGATGGTGAAAATAATTCGCGATTTGGCGAAAAAAAATAATTTGAAAATAAAATAAAAAAATATACACATGGCAACTACTGGAATTACCAACGGAACCCTGATCGCAATCTACAAGGATGTGAGCGGAACTTTGACCAAAATCGCAAACGCTACGTCGAACGATTTTGAAATCACAAAGGACATGATTGAAACCACCAACAAAGACAGCGCGGGCGCAAAGGAATACATCGCGGGTGAGTATGGCTATACGATGTCGGTTGAGGGTATGTTTGAGGAGGACGGCAGCGTAGGCGCATCAATCAGTTGGAAAGAAATTATTACCGATTTGATTGCGGGTACATCCGTTACTATCGTAATGACCTCAAACGTAAGCGGAGATTTGAAATTGAGCGGTGCTGCACTTTTCAGCAACTTGAGCTTAAGCGCTCCAAAAAACGACGTTACAACCTTCACGGCCTCAATCCAGGGCACCGGAGCGTTGACTGTTTCAACAATTACTCCTTAATTTTAATTTGTTGCGTATCTTCGCAACATGGACCACATCGAAATCGGGGGTGTTCAGCACCCCCTTTTATTTAATTTCAATTCAATCCGCGAAATTATGCAAATCGCGGGAATGGAAAATTTTAGCGAATTAACCGCACAACGCGACCTTGGTAAATCAATGGATTTTGCGTTGCAGTGCGCGTTTTATGGAATTTTGGAGGGCTACGAAAGCCGGGAAGAAAAAACGCCATTCAAAACGATTCAAAAATTAGGCGCATCACTTAAGCGATTTTCTGAATTGTCGCCAGCCTTGGAGGGATTTACACAAGCGATTAACGACTTTTTCGAATCGGACGAAACCGAGGGAAAGTAGAACCCGAGGGCGAAGGCGCGCCGCTTACTTGGAAAATGGTTGAGCGCATCAGTTATGGCGAATTAAATTTGTCGGAGCGTGAGTTTTTGAAATCAACGCCCCGATTTTGGAAGCGCAAACTTGAAGGGCTCAGAAGCGCACAGAGGCAGGAATATAGGAACCAATGGACTATTGCGCGTTGGACGGTTGCGGCAGCCATGACGCCGCATTTAAGAGCCCCAATAAGCCCCACTAAATTATTGCGGTTTCCTTGGGAGGAGTCAGAACACGACGATATTGTTGCGACCGTTTCCAAACATAAAGATATATTTGCGAAGCTCACCCCACCCGCAAAAGCATGAAAGCAATAAACGCCGTATACAACATCCTTTCCAATAATTCGGCGTTGACGGCGGTTGTTGGCTCCAGAATAAACCCGTTACGATTACCCCAGGGATCCGCATTTCCCGCAATTACGATTCACGTAATTAGCAACGTGCCCCACATGAGCAAATCGGGTCCAAGCAAAACGGATTTCGCACGCGTTCAGGTCGATGTTTACGGCACGACCTATCAATCGACCTATCAGACGGCCGAATTGGTGAGAACGGCCTTGCAAGTTGCGACACCTGGAACGTTTAACGGTGTGGTGGTTCAGGTTATTGAATATGACGGCGAAATCGAAATGACTGAGGACCAGGCAGCGTTTGCCGGGGTTTATCACGTTTCGCAGGATTACATAATTAATTACAATAGATAATGGCCAAAAGTCAATCGTTAAATATAGTAATCGGGGCCGATATCAGCAACCTGAAAAAGGGGTTTGATGCGGCGGTGGTAGCGGTTCAGAAGTCGGGCAAAATGCTCACAGAGGACGCAGGAAAAAGCGTTGCTAGCATTCAGGCGCAGTTTGACAAATTGGCCACGGGCAAATTGACGGGGCGAACCGTTCAGCAGCTCACAAATTTAGCAATGGAAGTTCGCGCCCTAGGTCCAGAGTTCGCCACAACGGCCAACTCAATGATCAAAGAGGCGGGTAAAATAAAGGACAGCATCGGCGACACGCGCGCCGAGGTTTCGTATTTTGCAAGCGATACGCGCCGACTGGATGCCGTTTTGGGAGGTATTCAAGGAGTTGCCGGGGCATTTGGAGCAGTTGAAGGGGCAGCGGCCGCCCTGGGCATTCAAAACGAGGACCTCCAGCAAACCATGGTCAAATTGCAGGGAATCATGGCCCTAGTAAACGGGTTGCAGGCAGTACAAAACGCATTGCAAGCCGAAAGCGCAGTAATGATTGGAATACAAACGGCAGCGACCAAGGTTCAGACGTTTGTGATGGGGCAGGCTACGTTGGCGGCTCGGGCATACTCGGCCGCGTTGTTAGCAACGGGCGCGGGTGCCGTATTGGTTGCGATTGGCTTGGCGGTTACGTTGTTCAAAAACATGTCGAGCGAAATCGACAAGGCAAAAGCCCGCCTCGAGTCGTTTCAAAAAGCGCAGGAACGATCGCTCACACTCGGACAGCGTCAAATAAAAGAAGAAGAACGCCGCGCACAATTGGCGATAAGCCAAGCCCAGGCGCAAGGCAAAAGCGAGGCCGAAATATTCAAGATAAAACAGGATAGTTTGGACCGCCAAAAGGCCATGTACATAAAGTACGGCAAAGAGGCGATGGACCAACTACACAAACAACGCCGCGAGGAGTTATATTTAGCAACGGGCAACGCTGCAAAAATTGCCGAAATACGCATAAAATACGAGCAACTCGAAAACGATTTGCGCTACTCAATCAATAACGAGTACAAGGACAAAGTCGTTGCGCTCGAGGTTGAGAAAAACGGCGAAATCGCCAATCAGAGACAGGCCGATTTTAAGGACTTCGAACTCAAACAGGCCGAGAAATTAAAAGCAGCCCAAAAAGCCGCCAACGATTTGAAGGCCACCGAAATCGCATCATCGGCAAGCGGAACGAGACAAGGAATTAAGGCAGTCGAGCCAGCACCGGTTAAAATACCCGACCCCAAGCCAATCGAGCACGCATATGCGCAAATCGATTACGCAGCGCAAAGAGCGGCAGCAAATCAAGAGGCATACGAGGAACGTTTTGCCAAATCGGCCGAGGGAATTAACGCGGCATTTAATAGTTTGACGGCCCAGGGACTAGAGGCGTTTGGTGAGTTAATTGGCGGCGTTTTAACGGGCCAAATTGACAGCTTCGAAACGTTTGGTAAAAAATTACTAGGCGCGGTGGCGGCCTTCATGAAATCATTTGGTCAAGCATTGATAGCAACGGCAACGGCCTCCAAGGCGTTCAAAGAGTTGTTAATTAAGCAACCGGTTGCAGCCATCGCAGCGGGTGTCGCATTGGTGGCAGGTTCGGCGGTAATCACGGGCATGTTGAACAAAGGCCCCAACGTCACCGCATTTGCCGACGGTGGTATCGTATCGGGCCCAACGCTCGGTTTGATGGGAGAGTATCCAGGGGCACGAACAAACCCCGAGGTTATCGCGCCACTGGATAAATTGAAATCATTAATGAAACCAAGCGATTCAGGGTCGGGCTACATCGCATCAACGCACGTAAGTGGTCGCGATTTGGCAATTGTTTTGAATCGATATAATAAGGACAACCAACGTGGCTAGGAAATATTACGGTTCGTTTTATTCGGTGACGGGCAAGCTGCACCGCGTAGAGATTTGGGACGGAGCAAACGGAACAACGCCCGAAATTACCGCCCGTTTATACGCCTCACGCGTTCAATCGGCTGGTGGATACCAAGAAGGCCAAACGTGCCTACTCGATGCGTTGCAGGGCCTCAATAGCTCGATTGAATTAACGCTCTCGGGCGAAGGTTATACAATCGAACGCGACGGGGAGGGCGATACGTTTTACGAAAACTCAATCCGCGCCTCACGTTCAACATCGTTTTGGTCTATTCCGCTCGATACCATTTTGGGCGAGTTCAAACAGATTGCCACCAATACCGAACAATACTGGGCTGTTTTGGTTTACCAAGACGACACACTTATACACGTTGGTCGCGTTGTGGCCGATCAGATGCAGTTCAGACGCGAAGCCATCCAAGCGAAACCAACGGTCGAATTGGCTGCCGTAGACGGCCTTGAATTACTTGACGGATTTTTCGTCGATGCGTCATGGTTTACCGATGGTAAAATAACGATTGCGCAGTTATTCCGTAGGTGTTTGGACACGCTCGGTTTGAAGGATTATTGGGTTATTAACGGCACGAATACGGATTATTTCCGCGATGCCGTTGCGATGTATTCGAGCGATGCACTTCGAAAAGGCATAGATCTGTTGAAGGTCGATTTGAATACGTTCGTAAACGATTACGATGCGTTTCGCGACATAAAATCAACCGACATTGATTCATTTGAGTACGCGGCGAATAACATGGTAACGTGCCGCGCTGCCATTGAGCAAATATGCGATATTTTGCAGGCTCGATTTGTTCATGAATTGGGTAAATATTGGCTTGTTTCGGCGGCCGAATATCTCGATACCACGGTGGCTTATCGTCAGTATTCCTATACGTTGCAATATATCGGGACGGGAACATACACCCACACCGTGCAACTTGGCAACGATGTACGCCCGCAATGGCAAGCCAAACCAACGCTAACCTATCAGCCGGCAGCAAAGTTCGTTCAGATAGACACGGAGCGCACGATGAACACGGGCGTGTATCGGACGTATGCAAATAAATCAATTTCGGCCCTAAGTGGTGTATTTGGTGGCGTCCCAACGGGTTCCACGCCCGACGAAGCCCCGATGCGTATTCGTTTTTCAATGAAGTTTGCGCGATACGTTTTCAGCTCAACAACGCCTCCAGGTCCCGAGGACGAAACGCGCGTATTGATTAAAATATGGCTCACTGATTCAGCTGGAAATATTAAAATTCTAGATAACACCAATTTTTATTGGGTATCGCATACGGGAGCAATTCCGACACGATTGGAAACCATCAAAACGGATACGCAGTCAACCACCTGGACATCGTTTGTTTTTGATAAGCAAATT